TATCAGCATTTCCTGTGACATCTCCAGTCACGTTACCGCTTACATTCCCGGTCAAATCACCAGTAATATCGGTTGAAATCCCATTGGCGGTGAATGTAGCAACATCAACGCCGGATACTTGAACTTTTAGAGCCCCGGTTCCGCGCTCATTGATAATTGTATCTGTTCCATCATGGGCGATCTCAAGGTCATTATCAGTACCGACTTGGATTTTTACGTTATCCTGAAGCCCAAGATTGCCTGTCATTATATCGCCATCAAGCTGAACAAAGTCATCAGCGGCAGATGTAATAAATATATAAGCGTTACCTGAAAGATTTAATGCAGCATCAGCATTGTTACTCTCAAGAACAGTTCTTGTTAAAGATGTGCCTACAGAAGTATATACACCAGTTCCAATTTCCCAATTGTCACCATCTTCAATAACATAGCGAATTTCATCGCCGTTAACTACACCACCATCCTCAAAAGATTGAAAACCTGCTACGGCTGATCCAAGGGTTATTGCACCCGTGCCAGTTGTTGCAGTTGACATTTTGGCTCGGTTTACAAAGACCTTTTTTGCCATAGCAGGCTCTCCTAATTTTAGAAATTTACTTCAGTTCGATTATGCAGGATCAGGGATGCCAATGTCGAATGTTGCCAAAGTAAAGGTGTTGCCAGATGTAACTGACTGAGATGCAGTCAATGTACCAGTAGCCAGCAAGCGAGTGTTGCTAGTATCTACAAGGGCATAGTGAGTTGCTGTACCAGTCGCCGTAATACTTCCATCAGTAATAGCAGCTACAGTTACCTTGCGGCCACCGCCTGTCCGGTCTCCGGGCGCACCAATGGAGAGCGAAGTAGAATTTCCAAGAGTAGATGTGGAAGTTGCATCTGTGTAATCAGTTGCCTCTTGAGAAGTAACGTGAATTGCATTTGCTTCTGTGTCCAAAACGGTCAGGCCGTTGTCAAACACGCGATCATTTAAAGTAGCCATTTGTAGGCCTCCGTTTTAGTTGCACTGTGCACACAGAACATAGCACACAAAATAATCTTACTCAATCATTGTTCAAAGATCGGTCTGAAGCCTATACTTGCCGTTATTAATGGAAATATATCCGTTAGACATCCAAGCACTTCCCATAACTGGAGAAAATGTTTTATTTGGATAAATAACTTTAGCCCTATTCTCAGCCTCAATTAAGGTGTTAAATTCTTCGTACATTTTTTTCCCTTATACATAAGCAAACAAAACTCTAGCATTTCCATTTACAAGAGGGTTAGTGCTTCCCGAAAGACCATACCATTCTCCTTGATATGGATAAAATCCAGCATCTACATAGTCTATTTCCACAACCCAAGAACTGGTAGAAACTCTACGGCACCGCCAGCCATAAAGTGGATTAGCCCCACCCCTAGCAAATCCTATGCTGGGATAAACAGCAATGTACCATTGCCTCATTGAGACAGCGTTGGCCGTAGTATTTATTGTTGTAGTAGAAGTAATCTGTGCACCATATGAAACTCTATTTGTAATTTCATTACTATCCCACATACAGCTTCCACTGGTATCGAAAACCTGCATCCCATATCCACTCGCGGCACCAGCACCCGTGATTTGGTTCATCCTATCAAATATATAATAATTAATGCTGGTGCTTCTATTTGAGGTAAAATCCGAAAGGGCTAAAGTAGTATAAGCACTTGTTTGCCCGTCACTAAGGAATAACTGGAATGGCCAATAAGAAATCCATTGGCCAACATCTAATTTAAAAAATATATCCTCTGTCCCAGTAGGATCGGCAGCAGTATTTTGAACTAAATATCCATATGCGTGTTCATGTGTTGGGTAGTATGGGGCGCTACCTTGGTTCGTAGTTTGATACTGGCTCAAAGTCCCTGAACGCTTCAAAGCATATATAGGGTTTTGATCCTGAATGATTTTATGATTGTTATTGTTGTTTATTGAAATGCCATAAGCCATTAATCAAATCTCCAAAATATAACAGTCCAATTTGTAGATATTTGTGATGAAGTGATAACCGTTCCATAAGTAGTCGCTTGCCAACTAAGAGTTTTTGTATTTTCGTCCCAAGTGATCTGTGGTGGTAGCAGTCCATCATTTGTGTGAACAGATATATGAGCCAGATTATTAGCGTCAGAAAAATCATTTTCTACAAGACTGCCATTTTGAGTTGTTAGCACATAATGAGAAATATACCTTCCAACATTTATATCTGAAATGTCAGTTAAACCCTGATTTGTCCTTATTTGAACGCCATACGACATTAAGTAAGGTCTCCAATCTTAACGCGAATAACATTTGAGGCATCATAAACCAAGATTTTGCTGTCACTGATAGTAATCCGCTCACCACTCACATTATCCGTCAGTGTTCCAATGCTCAATCCAAGGGCAGAAATGCTATTGGCGCTCAATTTGTCTCCAGTGATTGTTCCAGTAACCAAGAAATTACCATCAATAAATGCGGTTTGAGCATCCCATCCAACCCCATTGAAGATATATGCAACATCCTCATTTAAGAAAACGGTGTCATTGATAAGCAACCTATCAGCCTGAGCGGGTAAGACATTGTTCGCTCCATAAGCATATTTGAATAGTTTATTGAGAACATCAGTTGTTTTTGTGCTGGGAGTTGCAGCCGCATCACCCATTCCTGAATGGTTTGCACAATAATAATAAAGATCAGGGGCGGATGCAGCTACTACTATCTGGACATAAGCCCCAGAGGAGCCCGGAGTGCCAACATATGTTACGCCAGTAGAGTATGCTACTCCACCATTGTGTGTTCCATTAGCGGTTGTTGAGAACTGAAATGGGTGATTGGAATTACTGCTATCAGATTGGTCAAACCTGTAGGTGTATCCCTCTAAAAGCTCTATTGCCGGGGTTGCAGAGCCATCCAAGAAAAACTGAAAACCTGATACTGTTACATCATAATCAATTGTGTCCCCAGAGGCCAATTCAGCCCGATACACGCCGCCACCCTTGCTTACTATGGCTTCATTGGTTGTAGCATTTACCCCCGCAGAAAAGCCGCTCTCATTGCCTGATAGGTCAACTGATTTGAGCCAGTAATATTTGGTTACTACATCGCCCAAATTAGGGCGGAAGAAATTTGAACCAGAAGACGATCCTATCCTCGTAGCTGTTCCGCTATTATTTGTGGAATTTTCGTAAATATCCACATAGCGAAGGTCAGCATCAGTTGGATTTGTCCATTCAATTGTGATCGCACCTTGGCTTCCGGTAGCACTTAATGATGTTGCAACTCCCGGAGCTGTTGTATCCCCACCTCCAGTCACGGTTGTGGCGGCGAAAGCTCCCTTATTTCCATTTACAGTGATAGCTCTAACGCGAACATCATATTGGACATTCCGCACAGGTGAAATTGTAAAGCTCAAATCACGGGTGTTTGATGTAGCATAACCAGCGTCAGCGGTTGGCTTCCATTGCACCTCATAAAAATCAACCATTGCGCTATCAACTGCATCCCAAGTGACATTGAATTCATCAACTGCCGTTCCATCGGATTGAATATTTACCACATCAGAAGCACTAAGATTTGAGATCGTAAGGCCAGCCGTTACATCTGAAAGAGTTGTGTCGTTTGCTATTATAGCTGCGTCTTCATCATCCCAAGAATAAGCCGCAGAGGACGTTTCCTTCAGTTGAAGACTAATTGTTGAACCCTCATGACCACCATTAAATGTCCATCCGACAACCTCAAATTGCTTATTGGTCCATCCATATCTGGAAATGCTTAGGTTTATTGTATCGCCAATCTCAACAGCCAATGCGGTCATATCAAATTCAGCATTTACTGAAATCTGCTCCCGAACCCTATAAAGAGCCAGCTTCGCCAATCTTTGAGCCCCGGCTGAATAAGTCGTTAAGGGAAGGTCCAAATTCATTGCGTTTTCATTACCAGCGCCGCCATCCTCAGTTAAAAACACGGATGAAGACACCATTGGGTAATCAGCAAGGATATATGCTTGGTCTTTATCAGCGAATTGACCTTGAACACGATTGAACTGATCTTTGCGGCTAACCTTTGTAGAAACCCCAATCTGGCCTCTCAAGTTGCTTTCATTGAAACTAAGAACTGGGCTTGAATATGTTGCTACCTTTAACTTCCAATATCCTTGAGACCAAAACAGGCTTCCTTGGCAGGTAGAAAGAAGTTTCTTAATATTGGCCTCATATGTAGCGCCACAGCTTATTGAGCCGTTGCACCGCATCTTGTTGTCCAATCCAGAACCCAATGAAGCATCACAAGCGGTAAATGCAGCATTGAAAGTGGTATCATCCAAGCTGGACGCAGGAACCTTGAAGCCATATTCGTTGTTCAGGTAATCACGGATGCAGAGCGCCGGGTTGTCAGACCAAGCCGTTGTGGCTGTGGCGGGGTTGTAAACCTTCTTGCCCTTTACCTTGCAAGTAAGCATTGGAACGCCCTGTGTATATACATCAGGATCGAACTCGCACTTCATGTAAATATAAGCCAAGCCATTATTTATAAAGTTGCTATCAACGCTTGTTGCAGCAACAAGGCCGCTATCAGCCGCCGTTTGATCCCCGAGATGTTTGTAAATCCACATCTTGCCAGAATATTTGCCGCCAGTAACCATCCCACTTCCATCCAATGGGGCCAATTCACCGCCAAGGAATATGTCACCAAGCGCCTCAACCTCATGCGCAGCCATAATAATGACTTGGTGAAAATATTGGTTGTTGTTTGTTACCTCTTGGAATGTTGTTACACCGCCCTTGCGAACCTCTCCATAAACAACCTCATGTGGCGCATTGGGCGTAACCGCATTGGTCATTGTTCCATTGCTACCCAAGGACTGATTATCAAACTCCGGCATATCCGGTATCATTGTTGATGTTACCAGCATGGTTCCGGCCATCAAAACAGTACCACCAATAATCGCAGCGGTTACTGTGGTGGTTGCGCCTAGTGCAAAGCCTACTGAGATAGCCATTAGATAAACCTCTTGGAAAATACATTCTCAATGTGACTATAACCCATTCTTCTCAGAAGTGCATCAAAGGGTTTGTGAGTTTTTGAGTTTATGAAAAGAAGGCTCACGCCATCATCCTTCAAACATTGCTCTGCGAACTTAATCAATCTGGGGCCAGCAAAGCCCTTCCTGTGATCTGGATGCAGAAATATTATGTCATTGGTTGCATAAAGGTGGTCTTTGTAATGCAAGCTCCGGTGAAGGCACACAACAAAATAACCGACCAGCTTACCCCCATCCCTAGCAGTGAAACACTTAATCGCCCCTTGGGCCTCACCCTCTGCGTAAGCATCCCAATCCGGGTTCAATTTAATGGCGTCTTTATTAAGGGCGATCTCTTCATAATGGAGAGAAATTAAGTCCGGCAATTCAGCACGGACTTGTTTGTAAAACTCTTGCCTGTATTCCATTGCGACCCCTTCTAGGGCTACTGATCTGGTGGTTGATAACCTTTTCCAAATTCTAACCGCTGATCTTGTAAACCAGTGATATAAGACATCCCGGTATCATTTGGGAAACGAGCCCTCTGGCTCTCATTGGTGTATTTCAAAACCGCTTGACGCTTCAAAGCAATCATGTGGCTTTCAACTTTAAGGTCAATGGTGCTTTTCTCGCCATCATCAGAGAACTGCATTACATCCATCAAGCCAGTGAAAAGAAAGATAAGGTTGGAATTTCCCTCTTCACCATAATAAATATTGCAGGTTCTATTCTGATAAGGTTCTGCAAGCGCCCGTGTCAGCAACGATGAATTCAAGCCATTCAGCTTTAAACTCGCACCCGATGCTGTCAAATCATTCGTTTCATCAATCGCGCTGACCTTTAATAAGTCACCTACGCCCTGATATGTAATGCTGTTGAAGGTCTTATTGCCTATCCCGGTGTGTAGATAAATCTGGTTGGGGCTATCAAATAGAAGGTCAACGGCATAAATTGGCCGTGTAACCTTTTCAGTAATAGCACTCGCAATACCAGCCGGGATTTCACGCGACATTATTTAGCCTTCTTTGCTGTCTTTTTCTTGGCTGTTTTAGTCTCAGGAACCGCAGCGTTTCCGCCAATCTCATTTGCAAAGCCAGCTTTCACAAAACCTTGGAGAACCTTTTTCTCCCAAGCCTCTGTGGCTGTGTACTCTTCACCAGCCATAAATCGCTGTGTTGATGCGCCATCTTCGCGGTTAATTCCAGCGGCACTTTTTACCATCATAATTTTCATCTGAAATCTCCTGTAAGGTGGGATGGGGAAGGCCGTTAAGCCCTCCCCTTGGTTGCTTAGGAAGCAGCCATTTTCAGTGCGCGCATGGCCTCAGCCAATACCACTTCACCACCTACGCGGCGGCGGGCGATATAACGCACGTTGCCTGTGGATGCTTGTGAATAGGGGTCACGCAGAACTGAGAGAGCTACACGATCAACGATCATGTAACCACGGCGGTAGTCACCGAATACCACTGGTTTAGCGGAGGCGGCGATGTCAGCCATGTCTACAGCTTCAACATATGAGTGGCCCAAGATGGTGTTTGGGAGACCAGATTGACCGGAGAAACCAGTCTGGAAGATGTACTGACCAGCAGTATCTTTCAGCTTGCGGATTTCACCGAGAGTTGTCCGGTTCAGCATGAAGGATGCGTTACGGGCATACTCAGACTGAAGACCATGTACCAAGTCCATCAGATCGTCTGTTGCGATTGCAGCGGCAGCGGCAGCAGTTGTCGAGGCGACTGTTGTGCCGTCCAAGATACCTGTTGGTTTGTTTGTGCCGTTACCTGTCAAGAACGCTGCGCCTTCGGCTTTTGCAAATTGCTCTGCAAATTCAGTGTTCATTTCAGCTTCCAGATCAAACACGCTGTCTTCAAGCAATGCGCCAGAAATATCAACCAAAGCATAAAGCTCATGAGTTGGGATGGTGTTCAAAGAAGTTGTGTAGCCAGTTGTCTCTGTGCGAGTACCGCCTTCAGCAGTCCATGCGGCAGCAAATGTTGCTGTTTTGCTTGGAACTTCAATTTCTTTGTTGGATGTTTGGCGAACACGGGCAACAGAGCGAACTGGGGAGATTTCAGAAATCACCTTGATAAGCTCATTGACGTACTCAGCAGGAGCCAAGTTACCAGCGGTTGCAGCTGTACCAACGGTCAGAGCTTTAAGCTCCATCTCGTCCATGTTCTTTTCGCCTTTGCGCATGAAGCTGTCCCATGCCTTCAAAGACAAATCGACTTCTTTAGCTTCCATTGCATTGGCTGGACGCTTGAGCATAGTTTCGATGTCATTCAACTTTGCTTCAAAACCTTCAGCGTGTTTTTGCTGTTGGGTGATAGCTTGGTTGATGTTCTCGAATTTGTCCAAATCAGCTTCAATTTTTGCCAATTTAGTTTCAGTCAAAGCATCGGCAGAACCTTTAGCTTCGATTTGAGCCAAGCGATCATCATTTACCTTTTTGAATTCTTCAAAGGCACCTGCCATCGCTTCAACGGCTGTTTTTACTTGATCTTCCATTGGGACGATCCTTTCCGTTTAAGTTTTTAGGATGTTGGTAAGGCTTGTGAGAGCCTCAAGGACTTTAGGCGTTTCCTCTTTCACAGCATCCCGCTGTTCCAGTGCCTTGGTAACGGCAGAAGCCGCCGCCTTTGCTTCAGTGCGAGAAAGGTTCCCTTCATCCCGAAGAAAATGCTCCCACTCACGCACCGAGCGTTCTGTGCCTTTGACCGCCTGAACCCGTGCGCGTGGGTTCATTGGGAATGTGACCGCAGAAATCTCCATAAGATCGACTGACTTCAAGAGGCGAGTTTTGCCCTTCTCGTCATATTCGACCCCCTTTGGGTCAACACGATAGCCAATTGACAAGCCATCAAGTGCGCCCATTTTCATAAGCTCATGGACCTCACGGCCCCGCTGGGTTCCCATTGCAAGGCGACCCTTAACCTTCAAGCCGCGCTCGTCTTCAGTGATTTCATCAAATACACCGATTGGCTCGTCTGATTTATGTTGATAAAGAAGTTTGACCGCCTTAGCGCCCTTCCGGCCAATTGACTTGGCAAAAGCGCCCTCAACTATGACATCGCCGCCAAGGTCTTTGTTCCCAAAAATAGAGCCGTATCCAGAGAAGGTTCCGTCCTCTTCCATGCTGTCAGCTTTGTATTCAAAGGCAACATCAATTTTTTCGGATTTTGTTTCCTGATCGGCAATATAATCGCCTGAATGGATTTGTTCATCACTCATTTTACCGCCCTCAAATTGGGTAATACAAACCGCGACCCTCTGATCCCGATCTGGAAATTCTCCAACCACTTTATCATCGCCTGAACAGCGGCTAATAAATTCACTTCTACTTTCACCCTGACTAGGCTTCGGTAATGGCATGGTTGAACCTCAAAGCATACTTTGCATATATCTTAGCATATAACACTATATCTGGTCAAAGGCTAGTATCGGGGCGAACAGCACTTGTTCCGTCCATATATCTGCGCTCCAAGACGTTATAGACTACATCCCGGAAAAATATTTCATCTCCCGACAAGTCCTCAAGCAAAGTTTCTATTTCCTTATAATTCTGAGAACTAATTTTTGGAAAATCCAAAATTTCCTCTATTCGATTATATTGTTCGCTCATCTGCTATCTCCCTAATTAGCTCCATAAATTGAGGCGTTACCTTGTCCACTTTCCCCATTGAAAATAGAGAAAACTGTTCCGCAAAGAATTCATATGGGTCTTGTTCAGCATATGTTGTGGATAGAACTTGGGACCGTTTTTTGCGAAGTTTAAAATTCTTCTGAAAGAACCTCTTCAGCTGTGTCTCTGTAGGGACCGCCACAATCCGCCCACTAAGAACTTCAGCTTTATAGTATTGGTGAATGTGATGACCAAATTCGTGATACATAGTAGATCGCATATGATCTATACCCGCCTCAAAATAACCATCTGAAGTGTATGGCTTGGTTAATTTGCTATCCTCCGACCATTCACTTACTACCCACCGCTTGTCTTTTCTCATTTCGATGCTCAACCGATTTCTACGAATTCTGATCTCAGAAATCTCGTCATCCATAGGGCGAACCGCCGCCCTAAATTCCTCAACGCCGATTTCGTCATTACTAAACTGAACCTCAAATACTCTCCGTTTTTCCTTGATAACAGAAATTTCTTTCTGCAACGCTACGTCCTCAGAAGCCGCTGCATCAAATCTCTTCTTAGCCGCAACCCTATCAACATCACTGCGCATATCTTCTGCATATCTATTGAAATATGCGGGGTTAAGGTTCATCACGCCATCGCCCTGCGAAGCAACTGCCTTCATTTTCTGAACTTCATAACCCCTCAACCTTGGGATTTTTAAAAAGTCTGAGAGATAATTCAATTCGTCCGTAATAACAGCGACCATCGCAAGAGCGTCATCCGATAGCCCCCGTGAATTCTTAATTACACCCCAATTTTTTTCGCTCATACCCCTGAAGCGATTAAACTTATTATATCTCTCATCCGCCGCAGATGCTTCCAAGCCTTCATCAAGTCTTTTCTGCGCTTCATCCCTTTTGATTTTTGGGAAGTTTTCGTTAGTAAATCGGCTTTTGTTTGGTCTCAAAAACTGATCCGAAACCCTCAGAACCGCAAATGGCCCCACCAATCCGACATCTTGCTCTGGTTCTGGGGCTACAGCGGCAACAGGCTCAACAACACCATCAGCGAAGTCATCAAAAATGGCATCCTCATCACTGAAATACAGCGCCAGACACCGACAGTTGATATTGTTCGCAGGACCGCCAGAGCCATCGTGCGGATACATCATTCTTATTTCTTGGCCCTTAAACCGGATGATGAATGGCTCATCCATCCCGACCTCTTGCCCATTAGCCGCCACATGGTGAGAGCGTGTGCGCCCGTCTGAGACGCTAACCCATCTTTTGCGCTGTGCAGGGAGGCCAAGCTCCTTTGTGGCTTCATGGGTGGCGTAGGAGGCCGCTGCGTGGGTCTCTGTTCTCGCAATGGTTGACGATCTGGCCCGACCAATAGCGCCATCAGTCTTTTCTCTGATACGCTTGGCAATATTGGCGACACCTTCGCCCTCAACTTCACCAGCCCTTATGGCGCGGCGGATCAGGTTAGCGGTTTGGGTTGTTACCCCCCTAACCTTCTGAGCCCCCTCCATAGAATAATAGCTGAATAGTAACTGAGCAAATCGCTCTTGCTTCCGATTTTCATAAACCCGATCACCAAATTTCTCTATGACAGCACGATAGTGCGCTCTGAATACTTGCTCAAGCTCACCCTCAAGTGGCCTCAGAGCTTCAGAAACGCTCTCTGATTGCTTGTATTCATCCGCAGCCCTTTTGCCGACACGCTTAAAGACAGCCATCAAACGGGCTGTCATTGAACGCTCAAACTGCAATCTAAGCCGATTTACCTCTCTGATCTCCTTTGAGACCGAAATCCTAGACCTAGAAGCCTTGATAAATATTGGAAACGGGAAACCCATACAACGTACCTTTCAGGCGCATCATATCATGTTTAATCGTCAATTGAAGCAATAAACGCCTTCCCCTCTTCAACCCATTGTTCGAGGCTCAAATGGTTTAAGCGAGAAACATATACGCAACGATCCATGTAATAACCATAGCCGCTCTCTGAGAACAGGAAGTAAAAATAATCTTCCCCTACCTCCAAGGATATACGATCATCATTGAGTGCCTTTAATATCGCCGCTCTGGTGGTCATAGCATCACCATAAGGCGGTCAATATTAATCGCTCCAATTACCAATATAATTGTAAATATTACTGCGATCATTGTGTCTTGCTTATCCATTATCTCTCTCCCAGTTTGATTAGTGATTTATTTCATTTACCCAGATGCCGTTGTGGGGAGCCGTAGCTCCCCGTTGAATTATGCGACTTCTTTGAAACCCGAGATTGCTACACGATAGGTTTTACCGTCAACAATCATGCGATCACCCATCATTGTAGAACGCTGGCCCATGCCATCCGGGCGAGTGTGAAGAACTGTTACGTCCTCATTGTAATCGCCGTTTTCCATCTCACCGCCATCACGAGTTGGGAGATATTCTTTCTTGATCGACCAAGAGCCCATCACGTTATTGGTAAAGCGATAAGCGTACTCAAGAGCGTCTGTGACGCTGTCATGTGCAGAAGCATTAACCAGAGCAACGTCTGTATATCCGCCAACTTCACCAGTTTTGCGATCCATTTGAGCGTGTTGAACTAGAATTTCCATGTCGAGTGTCCTTTCAAGACCAAGTTGATAAGAGGAATTTAGGGATTGTTGAAAGTATAGTCAATAGGCCAAGTTAATTATTTTAACTCCAAAGTTAATTATTTTATCACAAATGGTACTTGCATTAACTTTCACGATGATTATATTAACTTGTATAGCAAATGGAGAAAACGAAATGTTCATCAAGCAAAACACAGTTCAAGATTGGATCACACTGGCAATGGGCCAAGTCCAAGAGGATCAAACCTTCGCCGCCAAGTCTCACCAGAAGGAAGCACTTGGATACCTCAACAGGGCTTACGAAACGATCCGCGAAAACAATCGGCAATATATTTACGCATCAGACTTTTCTGTTTGGGATATTCCATTTGACCTGCATCAAATCCGCACAAAGCATCTGCACTTGTTCAGTGACGATCTTGGGGATGACTTGGATAAACTGGTAGAGCTTCGCGCCTTGCTCAAAGAGCTTCCAGTGGTAAAGCCAGCCCCAAAGAGTGATCGTGTAACAGCCAAGCAAAATGAAGTTACAGAGGTTGTGGTTGACCTAATCAAGCGCCGCATGGCCCAGTACCATGAAGCTGTTGAGCTTGGACGCTTGTTTGGCGGTTTGCCTGTTAGCGTTACACCGCACCAAGTGACCAATGAGTATAACACCACATTCACACGATGCTTCTACTACCTCGCTGGCAAGTTCACGCCTCTGTCGGTCATCATGGCGGCGGCAGACAAATTGGCCAGAGAAAAAGAAAACGCATAATCAAACCGGGGAGCTTAGGCTCCCCGCCATAAATCATTTGCGCTTCAAGAGAACTGTAAAGGTTCCAGAGACAGCATCAGTTCCAGAAGATGTAACAGCGCGGATTTCAATATCATCCTTTTCATTAACCTTAGTGGCAACTGCTAGGTCTTTAATAAAAGATGTATTTTGAATAGTTGCCCTCGATTTAGTTCTAACAATGCCCTCATTGCTGCGAATAATTAAGCGACCATCAAGGTATTTATTAGATGAAGATGCACCAGAGCTAAACGTCCACTGAGTTATATAAGCATCGAAGCCAGCCGGGACTGTATATACAGCCATCAAGGTTTGGCCCTGACCCTGTGAGATTTGAGCGACCGTTGTTGCGCCCATTGACAGGGAAATGTCACCAGCATTGACTTCACCGGAACCAGCTTGAGAAACATACGCGCGGAATACCCGCATGAATGTGCTTGCTACAGTCGTATTTTCGGTGCCATTCATATCCACTTCCAAAGTCTTGGGCAGCCAATTTGCGTCCAAGCCTTCAATTGTGATCTTTTGTGCGCCAGTTCCATCAATATCATCAGCCGCATCAGAACTGACAACCGTTACGCTTTGCGCAGATGTCGGGTAGCTGTAAATTCCGCCAGCATCCCATACAGTTTCTTCATCTGTGCTGATTGTTGAGTTAAAGCCAAACTTATAAATCGCGCGACCGTAAGCGCCCTTTGCGGCTTGTACTGAACCAATATCCATGTCTCTAATCCTTGCTACTTAGTGGATGACCTTCAGGCAAAAGGTCTGTATCGAACTTTCCACTCTTAAAGCGCCCCGTGCGAACTGCGCTTAAAAATACGTTCACACGGGCATAAGCCCACTGATCGGGTCCGGTCACTGTGGGGCGAACACTCTGCGGATTGGTATTGTAAGCCCCGACACCACGGGCAAATACAGCCTCTAACATCCGTTGAGTAACCTTTTTGCCTTTTTTATCACCGTGCTTTTCGTTGTGTTCTTTTACTTTCTCAGCAAGAGCCTTTTTTACAGCTTCACTGATTGGTGCTTTGTCCTCTTTGGGCGGGATCGCTTCATCCCACCAATCTCCAAAATCCTGAGCGGCTTCTACAGACTTGGCGCGTTCTTTATCAAGCTGGTCAACTTTGCGGTTGGCCCAAGCCTGACCTTCATCACCACCCCAGCCAAGCCATGCGATCTTACCTGCGCTTGGGTATCCAGCCTCACCACGATTGAAGCCCTGTCCTTGCTTGTCCACTTCATGACGGGCGAAAAAGCTCTTCATGCGGCGAACAGTGTCGGGTGAAAGACGCTCACGATTGATAAGCTGATTGGCACGGGAAACGCCCACACGGGTCATACCACGACCAAACTCTTTGCGCATATCAAGTGCGCGTTGACCGTTAATAGCCATTGCCTCAGTTGGGACTGTATCCACATCGCTTTCGGCTTTGCTGGACTGGTCAAGCTGTTCTTTCCACGCATTGCAGACATATTGAGCCCGGACATCCGCATCAAATAAGCTGCACTCACCCTCTTCGTAATAATCACAATTGCCACAACGCTTTTCACCCGTACCTGCGCGATAGGCAGAAGGAAGCTCATCGGGAACATCTGCGCCATCTGGGTATTGATCCAGCTTCTCTTCACCATAAGCTGATTTCCCAGCCTCTTCAGGGTCAAGACCCTCATCTGGAGCCACATCCGGGCCTCCAAGTGGGAATAGATTTGCTGCGATGAATACTTCATCACCACCGTTAATTGGTCCAAGACCAAGGCGCTCACGGGCTTCATTTCGGCTGATAATGCCCTCACGAACTGCGGTGGTTACATTCTCATAAACCCGGCGGCGGCGCTCAGTCATGGCTGGGATAGCGTCAATATCGTATTCAATGCGAATATCATCACCGAAAGATGGGGCCAGCCATTCGTTCAAATCACTACACACCCGCATGGCCAAAGGAATGATGGTCTCTTCATACAGAGCCAACCTAGCCTCTTGGACGTTTGCATATGTTTGGCTGTCTGGAATACCGATAAGCTGTGAAGGGATACCAAAGCAAAGCGCAATATCTTTTGCCGCCATGTGCTTGTTTTGCAGGAAGTCCATATCGCGGGGAGACATTCCCATTTCTTTCCAGTCAAAATCACCCTCCAAGAGAAGAGGCTTGCCGGAGTTATTAGTTCCACTCATGCGGCGATCAAGATCGTCTTGAACCTGTTTTCGCTGCATATCAGTCAACATCATGGGATTGCCGCTGCTGTCATTCGGTTTGAAAACAACCGCACCTGTAGGACGCGCTCCATTCACCAAGAGAGCAATATTGTGTTTTGCTATAAGGTTATGCTGATCCACATCAATAGACGCAGCCATAAGCGGAGAAAGGCCAAGGTAATCATCCATTGGGTTCCATAGCTTAAAGTGCTTAA